CCATGAAAGCAGAGGATGCTTACAATCACAAGTCTATTTTCTTGGCAAACATGAATCATGAACTACGTACACCACTGAATGGTATAATAGGCATGTTGACATTATTAGAAGATACTAAATTATCAAATGACCAGCAAGATTATATGTATATGATAAAGGAATGTTCATTAAATTTAATGACAATTATTAATGATATTTTAGATTATTCTAAATTAGAAGTTGGTAAAATAACATTGGATATAAAAACTATGAATTTACTTGAATGTATTGAATCTACAAATGATATTGTTTTATCAAAAATATATGAAAAATCATTAGATTATACATATAATATAGATCCAAATATAAATGAATTTATAGAAGGAGATTCAAATCGTTTAAAACAAGTTTTATTAAATTTAATTAGTAATTCTATTAAATTTACAGATAAAGGCAATGTGTTTTTGAATATTACAGAAATAGATAAAGATACGTTTACAAAATTAAAAAGATTACATTTAAATAATTTAAAAAATGATGAAATGTATGATTTATATATTCGTTTTGATATAACAGATACAGGATGTGGTATTCATAAATCAGAAAGAAAAAAGCTGTTTAAATCTTTTAGTCAAGTAAATAATCATGTAACTTCAAAAATATATCAAGGAACAGGATTAGGTTTAGCTATAAGTAAAGAACTTGTAGAATTAATGAATGGATTTATATGGTTAGATAAGAGTGAAGTAAATAATGGTTCGATATTTTCATTTGTTGTACCTACAAAAAAATGTTTAGAAGAATCTACTCTTTCTGATACAACATCTGATAATGTATTAAAAGGCGCAAATGTATTAATTGTTGACGATGTTTTACATAATAGATTATCTTTAACTACAATGGTTACAAAATGGGGAATGAAACCATATTGTTTTAGTAATAGTGAAGAAGCTTTGCATTTTACTCGTTTAACACCATTTGATATAGGTATTATTGATATATGTATGCCAAAAATAGATGGATATCTTTTTGCTCAAAAATTAAGAGAACAAGAAGAATATGATAACAAGACATTTCCGTTAATAGCATTGTCTTCTTTAGGTGATAAAGAAATATCTAAATCTAAATTTTTCAAGACGCATTTAATAAAGCCTGTAAAAGAATCTCGCTTAAAAAAGATTTGTAAAAATTTTTTACATGAAAGAATTGACATTAAAAATGAATGTAATACAGATAAATCAGAAACTCAATTTGTACAAACTTCATCACATGTATCATTAGATACATATATAGATAGGAATCATTTGTCTGGTTTAAAAGATAACATAAGAATTTTAATAGCTGAAGATGTATATATTAATCAAAAAGTAATTGTAAGTTTTTTAAACAAGCTTGGATTCTCAAATGTAGAAATTGTAGATAATGGTAAAAAATGTTTAGATCTAGCTTTAGAAAATAGTTATGATATTATTATTTTAGATATAAAAATGCCTATAATGACAGGTGATATGGTACTATTAGAAATAATAAAAGAATATAAAATTAAAGAAAAAACAGTACCTTATATTATAGCAGTTACAGCATATTGTTTACGAGAAGATAAAGAAAAATATTTGAAAATTGGTTTTAATGATTATATATCTAAACCTATATCTATGAATGACTTGAAAAAAAGTTTAAATACATATATAGAATCTTTGTTAAAAAACTAATCTTTTTGGTAAATCTTTGTTTAATCTTTTTGGTAAATCTTTGTTTAATCTTTTTGGTAAATCTTTGTTTAATCTTTTTGGTAAATCTTTGTTTTAAAAACTAGCTTTCTTTTTGGTAAATCTTTGTTTAATCTTTTTGGTAAAGCTTTTTTTAAAAAGCTTAGATTAGATCATATTATATATGTTTTCATTATTACCTATATGAATTTGTGACAACTTTTTATATAAAATTGAAAAATCCAAAGTATCTTCTGGATCATTTTTAACAATATAATCAAATTGATCATCTTTAATATCATCTAAATCACATTCAGAAATATGATTACTTAAAATATCATATACATTTTTATCTCCGTTAGATTCTTGTAAAAGTCTTTGATGATTTCTTTTAGGTGCATGTATTCTTATTAAAACTGTATTTTTTTGTGATTTAAACCATTCTAATTCATTCTTAAATCGTATGTCGCATGTTGTAATTGCTTTAACTCCTCGTCCTTGTAAAATTTGTATCCAATTTTGATAATATTTAATCCAAATATCTTTTCCAAATACATCTCTGCCAAATTCGGTACCTTCTTTTTGTAAGAGTTGTCTTGTCTTTTCATTTTTTTTAATAAACACATCTTCGTATGAAATACATTCTTTAGTCATGACATTTACTTTAATTTGATCTGCAAGAGAAACTTGCAATGTTTTTAATTTTAGTTTATTTTCTAAAAATGGAATAAAATAATGTTCGGTAATAAAATCTTTACCACATCCCATTTTTGATGAAATACCTATAATCATTGTTTTGTTCATTTAATTAAAACAAGTTTTAATTAAAATTAAATTTTTTAATTATTGTTGTAATTTGTAATAGAGTCTTCTAATATTTCTTTTACAAGCGATACATCTATTTGAATTTTTTTTAAATAATTTTTATATTCTGTACTATACCCATTTTCCGCTTTATGTAATAATCCTGTAGTATGATCTAATAAAACTGTACATCCAGAAAATATTTTTAATATTTTTAAATATTTATCTGATAACATATCATATTTAATTTTTGGAACAGTTGTTCTTAACATTCTCTCATAACGTTCTTTCATATCTTGCATACTTTGTATAATAACATTTTCTCTAAATTCTTCTACCAAATTTGAATGTTCAGCGATTAATTCGTTATGTTTATTTTCCAATTTGATAAAATTTTCATATAAATCATTGTACTCTTCTTTATCACTTGGATCCATTTATTATAATACATTAAAAAAAAAGTAATTAAAAAAAATTTAGCTTTATTAATTATTATTCCCATTCTAATTTGTCATCTTTATAATTTTTAGACTTGTACAAGTTGTAAAACATTTTTTTAAGTGCAGAATAGTGAGGTTTTTCATCAAAATCCAGATTTTTTACATATTTTAAAAATATAATAAATTCTTTAGGCATTCCTAAGCAAAGGTCTTCTATAGAAGTTTTATCCTTTTTCTCACCAATTAGTTCATAACGTTTGTTTTTGTCTTTATTTTTTATTCCTTGCCACGGTAATTTTTCTTTATAGAGATAAACAAGTAAATACCCGATTGATTCTAGGTCATCTTTTCTAGATTGTTCTCTTCCCTTATGTGAAGAAATGCTTGAATACCTAGCAGTTCCACAAAACTTTTTATTTTCACAAAATGGTATATGACAACCATTTTTTTTAACATATTTTTTAGCTAATCCAAAATCTATACAGTATAATTTAGTTGGATCTGTATGACCTAATACGAAATTATCAGGTTTAATATCTCTATGTATAAATCCCTTACTATGTATATGTTTTAAAACAGATATCATAGAAATAGCTAATGATATAATTGTCTGCATATTAAATCTTTTGTGTTTATTTAAAAGTTCCTCTAAAGACGACCCTAATAAATCCATTACGATAATTTTTCTATCATTGTATTTTATTATTTTCATTTCAGCTATCCCATTTTCTCTATCTGAAATATGTTTATATACTTTTGCTTCCTCTAATAAAGAATGAAGTCCATCTCTTTCATCGTTTAAAATTGGTATTTTTAAAGCGACTAGTTCGCCAGTTTTCTTATTCTTTGCTTCAAAAACATCTCCAAATGATCCTGAATTTATATATTTAGTAACTGTATAACGATTAATATCAGTTCCTATTAATTTATGAACTTTTTCCAATTCTTTTTTATTCATCTATTAAAAATTTGATATATACAGATAAAAAAGGAAATGGATAAGAACCCACTAATTTAAATAATTAATTATATATTTATTTAATTTTTTCTTGTAGATTCTCTATTTTGATATTTAAATTGATATAGCGTAAATGAATGTATTTGCAATAAATAAAGTTGGCTGCATAATATTAAATGCTTGTCCAGAACCATTATTGTTAACTGTAATACCTGTAGTAGAAGATGCTGTATTTGCTGATAAATCTAAATTGTCTGCTGCAGTTTCACTAGCAAATGCATTATCTGTATTTTGATCATTTGTATTGTTTGTATAACTATGAGTATGACCTGGATCTGTTATTCCGTGATTATGTGATGGCATTTGATTAATTGTCATAGTATGTGTTTCAGAACCAGCATAAGTACCCATAGTTCTATTTGTTAATCCACTACCAGTACCAATATTACCAGGAACTCTTCCTCTCAAGTCAGGTAAGTTGAATGTAGTTCCACTTGCACTTCCAAATGAAGTTCCTATCATATTAAATAATCTTGGATAATCTTCTCTATTCAAGCTTCTTCCATCGCAAAGTACCCATCCATTGTGATCATTTAGTGCAACTGATTGTTTAATATCACCAATTTTTTGAGGTCTGATAAATGACCAATCGTTAATATCTTTGTTATATAATTTTAAAGCCCCGTATTCTTTATAATTTGATCTACTTTGCATTATACTATACACCAAGATTTTATTTTTTTTGAACGCACTAAATAAATATATAAAAATAAATATGAAAAATAAATATGAAATTATATATAAACAAAGGATATTATATAATTTTTATGTAAAAATAAACTTTAATTTTTATATAATGTTTAAGTTACGTTGTGTGCGAGTTTAGATAAGAAAACTATGAACGGCTGCACTTTGTATAACGTTTGATGAATAATCACTTGAGATAGTATAATCTGATGAGCTACTTGAGCTAGAGCTACTTGAGCTACTTGAAGAGCTACTTGAGCTGCTTGAGCTACTTGAGCTACTTGAGCTACTTGAGCTACTTGAGCTACTTGAACTACTTGAGCTACTTGATGGTGATTTTTTAACTTTCTTTTTCTTATTCTTTTTTTTTATGTTGTTTTTTATTATCGGCATTTGAATTGGTGGGTTATTTGACATTTTTTTTTTATACTATTAAACAATAAAAAAAATTTTCGTAATTTATGTTTTTTATGTTAAAAATAAATAAATCAACTATCGTGGTATATATAAGATCTAGGTTGTCTGCAATTAAAATGTTTAAAGTATTTTAAAGTTGTTATGCATTGTAAAGTTGTTATGTATTAAAGTTGTAAAGTATTAAAGTTGTAAAGTTGTTATGTATTATTATGTATTATTTTATGAGCTAGAGCTACTTGAGCTGCTAGAGCTAGAGCTGCTAGAGCTAGAGCTGCTTGAACTAGAGCTACTACTTGATCTACGGCTACTTGAACTAGATTTATTTGAAATTTCTATTTCTATTTCTACTTCTACTTCTACTTCTATTTTTTTATCGTTTTCTTTTATTTGCGGTTTATCTGACATTTTTTTGGTTTTGTTTTTGGTTTTATACTATTATAAAATAAAAAACAAATATACAATTCGTGTTTTTTAAATAAAATAAATAAATCAGGTATTATAACCATTATAAATGATAATGTGTAGAATCTGAGCGACATGTACTACAAGTACTTGTATAACTATCTGTATAACTATCTGTATCTGTATAACTATCAGAATCTTGATCCAAGTCTTGTCCAACATT